ATTGAGGCAGATGAGGGAGTTAAGTACGAAATTTATCTTGACCACTTGGGTTATCCTACTGTCGGCTGTGGTCATCTCATTCAGCCTGATGATGAGGAATATGGAAAAGAAGTCGGCACTACTATCACAGAAGCTCGATGCTCAACGCTCTTCGCTTCAGACATTGATGGGGTGCTTGCCGACTGCGGAAGACTCTATGCAACCTTCAGCGATTTGCCTGAAGAGGCACAAAAAATAATTGCAAACATGATGTTTAATATGGGTCTGACAAGATTAAGTAAGTTTAAAAAGATGAAAGCCGCAATAGAAAAAGGTGATTTTAAAGAAGCCGCAAATCAAATGCACGATTCAAAATGGCGAACACAAGTACCAAATAGAGCCGAGCGTTTAATAAATCGTATGCGTAATATTAAAGTATAATTGCCTTACATAACTTTAAAACAAAAAGCAAAATTGCGAGAGTGTAATAAACGTAGAATAATAAAACGTATTTGGAAACCTAGATTACAAAAAGCAAATATTATTTATGACGACAATCTTGATGGTCGTGCTGTTCAGATTCGCTCTGTAAAGAAGTGGTGGTAAAATTTTCTAAATCTATTTCTAATCCACATACTTTACAATTAATAGATATATCATCTTTGTTTATATTAAGTGTAGTTTCACACTTAGGGCACAAACCTCTCGCAATGTTTTTTTCAAATCTATCCATTTTGTTTGCACTTAAGCAACAGAATTAACTCCTGAACGTGAAATATCTGAACCATACTTTTTAGTATAATCTTCATTTACTAATTTGCCAATTTGTTGTCTAATATTTCTATGTTCGTCTTTACAAATTTGTTTTAACTTACCATAGGTTTTTAAATCTATAGCAACGGATTTATATTTAGTAATATCAGTCATTTTTTATCTCCAGAAAGGTTAATTTATGTCAAACTTTAACATATTATATGGGAAAAGCAACAAGTTTCGAGCAAAAAAAACTTCTTTTATGGGATTTACTTTTGATTCTAAATGGGAGGCAGAACGCTATGGTCAGTTAGTTCAGTTAGAGCGAATCGGTGAAATAACAGGATTAAATAGACAAATTAGGTACGATATTATCATTAATGAACAACAAATTTGTAAATATATTGCAGATTTTAGTTACTACGAAAAAGATGAAAACGGACAGACAAAATTTGTTGTTGAAGATGCTAAAGGTATTGAAACTACTGAATTTAGACTGAAAAAAAAATTAATGAAAGCAATATATGGCATAGAAATTTTAGTAACAAAAAAAAATAAACGAAAAAAATAGTTGCATAATATCCCAATAATACCTAAATATATAGTTAGGAAATGTAACTTTTAAATTTTTGGAGTAAAAACAATGAATCAATCATTATATTCAAGTATGACATTGCCTGAACTTTTTATAGAAAAACGTAAGGCAAAAGAAGAAGAAACAGTATTAAAAGAAAAAAACTTACTAATTAATAACGAATTAGAAAGTCGTTTTTCTGAACGTGCTAAAAATAAATTAATTCAAGAGGGCAAAGACTTTGGTTGTACTTCTGTTCACGATGGTGCACACAAAGTTAAAATTAACTTTCGTAAACGTGTAGATTGGGACCAAGATAAATTAATTAAGGTTCTGAATAACATGGATTTAGATACTGCAAAGCATTATGTTGATGTGAATTATAAAGTATCTGAATCAAAGTATAATAATGCTCCGCCAAATATTAAAGTATTATTAGAAGATTGTCGTACTGTCTTTCCTCAAGGGATTTCTTTCGACATAGAGGAGGTAGAGTAATGTTTAAAATAATCACCGCACAAGAGCGGTTAAAAGAAAAAAGAGGTCATAAAGTTGTTATTTGTGGTGTGTCTGGTATTGGTAAAACAACACTTGCTAAAACATTGAATACACAAAAAACATTATTTATGGATTTAGAGGCGGGTGACTCAGCGATTGAGGGCACTAATTTAGATGTAATCAGACCGAAAACTTGGCATGAATGCAGAGATTTTGCTTGTCTTTTAGGAGGGTATAATCCCTCCTTAAATGAAGATAGCACTTATGCTAAAAATCATTATGATTATGTTTGTCAAACATACGGAGATCCACAAGAAGTATTAAAAAAATATGATACAATATTTATAGATAGTATTACAGTTGCGGGTCGTTTATGTTTTCAATGGTGTGTAAATCAACCCGAATCAAAGTCAGATAGAACGGGTAAGTTAGATACAAGGTCTGCTTATGGTATGCAAGGCCGTGAAATGATGTCTTGGCTTACACATTTACAACATATTAGAGAAAAAAACGTAATTTTTGTTGGTATTTTAGATACTAAACTAGATGATTATGGTCGTCAGATACATGAACTACAAATTGAAGGTTCTAAAACGGGAAGAGAACTGCCAGGTATCGTTGATGAAGTAATCACAATGGCTATGATGCCAAACGAAAATGGACAACCTTTCCGTGCTTTTGTATGTCATACTCTTAATGAATGGGGATATCCTGCAAAAGATAGAAGTGGTAGACTTGAATTATTAGAAGAGCCACATCTAGGTAAGTTGTTAGAAAAAATGAGTAGTAAACGAGAAAAAAACTCGTTAAATTTTGTTAATCCTAATGAGGAGGTAAAGAAAAATGATTAATTTAAATGACGTAGATACAGGAACACAAACAACAGAATTTGCATTAATTCCTGATAAAACACCCGTAAGGGCAGTTATAACTATAAACATGGGTGATACTATTGTTGAAGAATTTAGTTCACAACCATTGTTTAAAAAATCTTCAACAAGTGTTGCTAAATGGTTGCCGTTTGAATTTTATATTCATGGTGGTCAATATGACCAAAGAAAAATATGGTATAATTTGTTTGTTGATGGACCCACTATGAATCCCGAAACAGGGGTATCAAAATCAAGAGAGATTGGTATACGAACACTTAGAAAAATGGTGGATAGTATTCATGGTTTAAAAGCAAGTGATGTATCAGCAGAGGCAATTGCAAAGCGAGAATCTGCTATACCCGTTGAATCTTTGATGGAAAAAGAATTTTGCTTTTTAATTGGTATTGAAAAAGGCACTGAAGGTTATTCTGATAAAAATAGAATGATTGTACCACTTACTCCTGATGATACTTTATATATACCATCTATGGGTTCTGTAGCACAATCTAAAACAAATTTAGATATCCAACAACCACGAAATACTTCAGCACCAAGTAATGGGAATATTCCCTCTTGGGCTAAATAGTAAACAGTTGGACAGATAGAACCCTCCGTTTTTATCTGTCCGTTTACTAGCAGGTGCGGTTAGCGTTTCATTGTTTTCCTACTTCCGCATCTGCTAGGCTTTGAGGTATTTATGGTAAATCAAAATAAAATATTAGGTGATTGTATTGAAGAAATGCAAAAACTTATTGATGATGGAGTTCAAATTGATTCTATCGTTACCGACCCTCCGTATCACTTAACATCTATTGTAAAACGATTTGGAAGCAAAAATGCGGCTCCTGCAAAAGACAAAGATGGTGCTTTTCAAAGGCAATCCGTAGGATTTATGGGTAAAGAATGGGATGGTGGAGATGTTGCGTTTAGGTCAGATACTTGGAAACTTGCATACAATTTACTTAAACCTGGTGGTCATTTGTTAGCATTTTCTGCATCTCGTAATTATCATAGAATGGCAGTTGCAATCGAAGATGCTGGGTTTGAAATTAGAGATCAGATTATGTGGATATATGGCTCTGGGTTTCCAAAGAGTTTGAATATAGGAAAAGGTGTTGATAAAAAACTAGGTAACGAAAGAGAGGTAATTGGTAAAGGTAAACCCATGAGTTCACTAGGAGTTATGCATGATGACAACTGGCAGAGTGATAGTGAGTATAATCAAACAAAAGGTAATTCTGAATGGGAAGGTTGGGGAACTGCACTCAAACCAGCACACGAACCCATTGTGATGGCTAGGAAACCACTTGAGGGTACAAATATAGACAACGTGTTGAAGTATGGAACTGGTGGTATCAATATTGATGGTTGTAGGATACAAGGTGATGATACTGGTAGTGAGAGAAAAATCACAAATCGTAAATCTCGAAATGAGAATGGTGTTTGGACAGATGAAAACTCTGGTATGAAAGCAGACGGAGCAAAATTTGCAGATGCAGACCCCAAAGGTAGATATCCAGCAAATGTGATGCACGATGGATTACAAGAAGAATGGGCGAGATATTTTTATTGTCCTAAAGTATCAAAGAGTGAGAGAAATAATAGTACAATAAAAAACACACATCCCACAGTAAAACCTATTAAATTAATGCGATATCTTTGTCGATTAGTTACACCAAAAGGTGGTGTAGTTTTAGACCCATTTATGGGTAGTGGATCAACGGGAATCGCCACAAAACAAGAGAATTTTCAGTTTATTGGTATTGAAAAAGAAAAAGAGTATTATGATATTGCTTGTAAAAGAATAGAAGCAGCAATTGAACAAAATGATTTATTTAATTTTTAAATGGAATAAAAAATGATTGATCGAGTAGAAATTAATGTTGTTGTTTTTAATAACAGTCAAGTTTTAAAAAAAACAAAAGGGTTTTTAACAACAGGAACGAGCGTTCAAGAATCTAAATTAATCGAAGAAATGGAAATTTTTGTAGATGCCATTACGGAGGAATATAAAACAAAACCTTATACAGGTATTGTTACACTTATTTTTCCAGACAATATTACATATCAATTTTCTTTTAGTAACAACGGAAGAGGTAATTCATGCAACATAGTCATACCAGAAACTTTAACACAACATTAAAAAAAGTCGCAGAATGTTTTGAAAAAATAGGATGGAACAAAAAATTAAATGAATTAACAGAATTACAAGTATTAGGAATTGTAGCAACAATTAAATCTATAGAAAGTTTTGAAGATGAGTATACAGAAGAAGGAAAACTTGAATTTCAGCAGACGCTCTCCGACATTAACAAATTCGATGACGAGATACCATTTTGATGAAATAAAAGAAATCTTGTTTTACATTGATAAAGCAATTTGTGATGAACAAGATAAACAAAAAAAGCGTTCTTATATCGGGGGTTCCTCGCTCGGAAGTCTGTGCACTCGGCAAGTACAGTATCGTTACATGCAGACCAAACCTGATACAGATAAAGAGTTTTCTGCCAGGACACTTCGTATTTTTGAAATGGGTCATATTATTGAAGATATTGTTGCAAATTATTTTCGTAAAGCGGGGTTTGATATAAAAACACATGATAAAAATGGCGAACAATTTGGATTTTCTGTGGCAGATGGACAAATACAAGGACATATAGATGGTGTTATTTGTGATGGTCCTGTTGACGTTAAATATCCTTTTCTGTGGGAAAATAAATCATCGAATAATAGAAAATTTAATGAATTTATTAGAAAAGGTGTAGCATTAACGCAACCCATATATGCTGCTCAACTAGCGATATATCAAGCATATATGGACTTAACAGACAATCCTGCACTTTTTACAGTTTACAATAAAGATACAAGTGATTTATATTTTGAGTTTGTTCCGTTTGATAGAGGTTTAGCACAGTCTATAAGTGATAAGGGAGCAAATATTATTAAGGCAACAAATGCTAATGATATGTTACCAAGAGTTGCTGTAAATTCAGATTTTCATACTTGCAGATACTGTGAGTTTAGAAAAACCTGTTGGGAGATAAAAGGGTTGGATGAATGATAACCAACCCTTTTAACGGGAAACATAACCATAATGGAGGTTAAAATACAATATAATGCGGTTTTCAAAGTTTGACAATACTAAATATGGTAGTGCACATGATTTAGTTGAACAAATAAGTAAAAATGTTCCTTCACATGTGCAGATTAATACACTTAAAGATACGTTTCCTAACGGGAAAGTAAAAGGTGATGTATTTTATATCGGTTCTCTTCGGGGTGAGGAGGGAGACTCGCTTCGTATAGACATTAATCCACGATCAAATAACTTCATGCGAGGTCAGGATTTTAATGGCGGTGTTGGCGTTGGTGGCATCGTTAAGATATTAATGGAAGCCAGAAGTTTACGGCTGCCTGAAATACAAAAAATGTTCGGGTCTTATTTAAATCAACCTGTTCCTGTAAAACAAAATGTTGCAGTAAATATGCCTGTTGTTACAAAACCTAAAGTTAATATCACTTCTGAACACACAGGAGAATGGATATATAAAGGTCGAAACAATGAGATTTTATGCACAGTTAGGCGTTATGATGTAAATGGCAAAAAAGAATTTAGACCTTTTATACCTGATGTAAATTATCCAAAAGCACCAGAGATACGGCCTTTGTATAATATCCCGAACATTTTAGATGCTTCGGAAGTTATCTGGGTCGAGGGTGAAAAATGTGCAGAAACACTTAACGATTTAGGTTTTGTTGGTACTTGTACGCTAGGTGGAGCAGGTTCCTTAACAAGAAACAATAGTGATAAATTTGATTTTACACCACTTCGGGGTAAAAATGTTCTGGTTTGGCCAGATAATGATGCTGCAGGTATACGCCTGGCGGAACTTGTTCGGGAATTAGTTATGGAGTCTGATGCTAATTCTGTAACTATGTTAATGCCTCCTGTTGATAAACCTCCAAAATGGGATGTTGCAGATGCCGTTCAGGAGGGTTTTGATATTCATAGTTTTATTAAAAATAACCGAACGAATGTTCATAGAAGTATTAATTTACTGGATGATAGTTTATTAGTATCTCGGTTTTCAGGAAATGCACCAATACAAAAATTTCTAGTTGATGGGACATTACCTATCGGGGTTCCTGTAATATTCGCTGCTGCTGGAGACTCGGGAAAAGGTATGATGACATTGGATTTGGGTATGAAAGTAGCGTCAGGTCGGGGTTTAACACAATCGTTCGGGGGTTCTATAAAAGAATTTGGAGATGTTGTAATCTTTACAGCAGAGGATGATGAGTCAGAAATGCACAGAAGGATTGAAAAACTTGATCCTGATAATTTACGTTTTCAATACCCGAACAAATTACATATTGTTCCCCTTCCTAATTTAGGAGGCGTGTTTCCTATTTTAAAAGAAGATATGGGTACATATATAGAAACAGATGAATTTAAAAAAATATATCAACAGGTTATTCAACTTAAAAATTTAAAATTAATTGTGTTTGACCCGTTAGCATCATTTGTTCATGCTGATGTAAACTCGGACCCTGCTGCGGGTGCTTCATTAACGGGGTTATTATCTCGATTAGCCACAGAAACAAACGCAACAGTCTTAATGTGTCATCACATGTCTAAATTACGAGAGGATGGCACTATATCAAAGCCTGAACAAGCACGGAATATGATACGAGGAACTTCTGCATTGGTTGATGGGGTGCGTTGTGCGTTTGCGTTGTGGCAAATAGATGAAAAATCGGCAAAACAAAGATGCTTTGATTTAAACGAAGAATATCAGCGTAATCGTTGTTATGATGGAGCAGTTGTAAAATCTAATGGGCCAGCAAATCGTGAAATACGAAAATTTGTTCGGGATTTGGACACAGGTTTATTGGTGGATAGAACAGATATTATCAATGATTTTGAATTAGGTTCAGACAGGAATGTACGTCTTAATGCTTTATTTTCATGGATTGAATCCTGTGAAGAAAATGGTCGGGCTTTATGTCAACGGGGTGGTGCAGATTCTGTTTCTGCAAGATTAGATGATAATGATGCACCACAAAGTTTACGAACTTTAAGCACTTCCTCTATTGATCGTTTAATACAAACATTAATTTCAGAAAACAAAATTGCAAAATATTCTTTTACTATTACTGGTGGTCGTAAATGGCTCGGAACTTTATCGGGTTCTATGTCCAGAGGTCAGTATGAGGCAACAACAGCGAGGGATAATGTAGAATGAAAAAATATCGAACAGAATTATTAAAAAAGGCGAACAATTTAATTACAGGTAATCGGGCGAAGGATTATGGAGATGCCAGAGAAAATCACCAGAGAATTGCTAATATCTGGTCAGTTATTCTGGGATATGATATTAAACCCGAACAAGTGGTCGCCTGTATGATCGGAGTAAAGTTAGCCCGTCTTGCCAATACAATGAAAAAAGAAGATACTTGGGTAGATATTATCGGGTATGGTGCATTGGGCGGTGAGTTTGTTAAAAAGAAAAAGAGGAAAAAACAATCAAAATGAAATTGAAATCATTTATTTCAAATAAAGAGTTATATATTTTTAAACCAAAAGCACAGGAAAAACGAGAGGCACAAAAGAGAGTGGTGCTAGAAAAGATTTGTTCGGAATGTGAAAGCAATCATGCTTGGTATAGTAATGATGGCGGTTTATCTTGGCAGTGTTGGCATCATAAAAAAAATTAATGGATATTTATGTTTTAGTTGTAATGGTTGGGTTAGAACGCAAAGCAGAATATTTTTTTACAAACCCGAACAACTGTTCCGCTGCAGCAAAACAAATTGATTTGTCAAAATATAATATTCCATTAGGAACATTAGCACCTTACAATAAAATCCGAACATTTTGTTTTAGAAAACCTGGTGAGCAAAAACAGATTATTTGGGGAAGATTAAATTGATTACAACAAAATCAACCTGTTTTTGCTCATAAAAAACGCATTTTAAACGTCATAGAGTACATGAGTCAATATGCTTTGGTATGATTGTACCCTTAAAATTTACTTTAAACACCTTTTAGTTTATAATCATGTATAATCGTTCCATGTTTTTTGCTTCCTACTTTACATGGATTGACCCATATACGTTTATTATTTTGCCATCTCCAATGCCCTCTTCGCATGTGTTCTTTTTTTGGAGTGCCATGACCCGTAAAATCATTTTTGGTAATTTTATGACCCTTTGGTTTTGGCAATTCTATCGTAACAATTTTGTATTCATTTTTTGGTGTGTTTATTCCATATCGAAGATGTGAAATTTTTTGTGTTGGTTTTGTTGGTGTTTTAACAATAAAATCATAATTCAACATGGATATTATTGTTACTAAAAATCTAGCATCACCGCTCATGCTTATTAATGAACGATTTATCATCTCCTCATTTGATTGCTCATATCCTCGTTTAAATTCCTCATCTGATAATGTGCAGTTGAATAAAGCAGATTGTGCAAGTTGAAATCTATTTGATAATTTGTTTATAAAATATTTTTTCCATTTTCGATTTTTTGTATCTGTAACTAATTTTTGCCATATATCGTCATCTTTGTCTTTTTGTTTATCGTATGACGATAAAAAAGACATTCTTTTTTGGCCTGTATAATCATCAAATAATGAATCTAAAGACCACTCTGTACCAAGCAAAACCATACTATTCCTTAAAAAACCATCTTTTAAATCTTTTGCTTTATAAATTCTATCATCAGCAGGAATATCTTTATTTGCCACTAATTGTTTTTTTAATGTCCATTGATCTCTGTAAAGCATAAAACCACAATAGGGTTGATAAAATTTTGCATTTGTTTTTGTAGATAATTTTGCTAATTCTTTTTCATAGTCTATCTCATATTTCATTGTCGGAGTGCATAAATACCCCTCTTTTTCTGTTCCCTCAAATAATTTTTCTATGTGATACCCCATACGAAAACCTACGGGTTTATCGTCTATTGCCTCTATTTTTGATCTATCTTCTTCTGAAGTTTTAAACTCTCTTATAAATTTTGCTCTCTCATAATCATCCCATTCAATCCACATATTATTAAATGGCGGGATTGCTTTTTCATACATTTCGTAAAAGTTTTTTAAATTTATTGTCATGCTAAATTCTGTTGCTTGTTTAACCAAGTCATCATTTAAAATAAATTTTTGTGAATCTGTAATAGTATGTAATTGTAATCTAGCAGTTTCTTTCGCAATATCGGAACCCTTATATCCGAATACCCCTTTGTTCGGTACTGACAATGCTGATATAAATTCATTTGCTAATATCGGTTTGTCCGTTGTTTCCATTATTTTCCCTCCAATAGTTTTTATATTTTTCTGAATTTTTTGTTAAAAGCATAATATTATCCAAATTTTCTGTTTTACAATTTGGACAATAATCGACTAAACCACCGCCTAATGTTATCTCGAACACATGTTCGCATTCTAGGCAGTAGTTTAAATCGTTTCTTTTTCTGTAAAATTCAGTTCGCATTTTACACACTTTTTGAATTTTCAATTTCTTTATAAACTTTATAAGAATCGTAATAAGCAATAATTTTTTTTGCTAATTTTTTTGCAATTGACATATTTTTTACTGGCATTTTTTGTGTTCTTCTTGTTTTATCTGAAAGTTTAAACATTCGTAAATGTGTTTCAGTAATTGCACCAGTTTTTAACCAATCCTCTTTTTGTTTATCTAAAATGTATAATGGAATACCATTTTCATAATTTACGATTAAATCATATTTGTGGCCTAATTTATCTTTTACACCTCTAGGTACAATCCATACTCTAGGATCTGAACCATCAAAACATTTTACATGTTTATATCCATTAAAATTGTATTCTTTAAATAATGTATTCATTTAAATATCTCCGTTTTTATTGCGAATCATTTAACTTATTTATATGAGTTTTTATGGGTAAATGTCAAATAATAATATTTATTATTGGGAAAGTTTAACAAAAACAATGGGTTATGGATTATAGAAATATATTGCTATTTTTTATTTGCATAATATCCCATAAATTGTTATATATTGATTCGTTAGTTTAATTTTTTTTACGGAGGTTATATATGTTAGACAACACAAACAGAAAACTTTATTTGGCTTACGGGTCAAACTTAAATAAACAACAAATGGCATCTCGTTGCCCTAGAGCAATTCCTATTGGTACGATTACTCTTAATGGTTATCAATTAGTATTTCGTACTGTAGCAGACATTATTAAATCAAAAGGTAGTCAAGCACAATTTGGTTTATGGTCGATTACACCGCATTGTGAAAATGCTTTAGACCGCTATGAGGGTTTTCCTAATTTGTATACTAAAACACAAATTGAATTAGCAGGTACGGGTATTTTTGCCATGACATATAAAATGGTTAAAGGTTACTATAATTATCCATCTGTGTGTTATTATGACACGATTTTGCAGGGATTTAATGATTTTGGTCTTGATACTGATTATTTGTCTTTTGCCTATCAAACAACATGCGATTATATTGCAGAAAAAGATGAGTTGGAGCAAAACAATTCATTTCAAGATAGTCTTAAATTTGTAAACAATAAACTTATCCATATCAACGGAGGTAACAATGGAAAGTAAAGTATTAGTTAAAAGAATTGACATGGCACTACACGTTCAAGAGTTGTGTGCAAAACATAAGATTACAGTATCTTTTGATAGTCTTAAAAATGCCACACCACAATATTGGGCGAATAGAAGAAAAAATGCTATTCAAATTAGACCCACAAAAAACACTGGGTATTATGTTTCCGCTTTACATGAGATTGGACATTTAATTGGTGAACAACAAAATGGTAATCTTATTCAAGCAGAAATTTATGCTTGGGTATGGGCGAAACAAAATGCGATTGTTTGGACCGATACCGCAGAACGTATTATGGAAAAAGCATTAATGAGTTATGTCAAAAATGCTAAAACATATAATCGTGTTGCTAGACCCGTTTTAGATGGTGCTAGAGCATGAGTGATACTTGTTTTAAATGTAAAGACCCTGCCATTGTTACTGATGATGGCAGGGGTTATTGCAAAATACATTATTTATTATTAATGCGAGATATAGTTAAGGAAAAAACAATGAAAAATTTTGAAGTAAATTTTAGTAAACAAAAAGAATTATATTCTGTGAATATTCGTGCAAAAGATAAAAACAATGCACAAGAAAAAATTATGGAATTACATAATATTGATGAAGAAAACATTAGAAGTGTTTTTGAAATTAAACATTAAAAAACGGAGGATAAATAAATGAGTAAATTTTATATTTATGACCATGATAAAGAAGAGGCTTTGATGGTAAAAGACAAAGGTGATTTTATGTATTGGTTAAATGACCATATCTATTTGATAATTGAAAATAAGGATAGATATTCTTTTTTTTCAACACAAGAAAAGATGGAAACATATTTAGGAAAAGTATTAGAGGAGTTTGAATAATGAAACAACAAATATGTTTATGGTGTAGAGAAGATACATCTTTTGGAACAGGTAAGTTTGTAAACAGGATACCAGCAAGCAAACAAGATAGCATTGATGATGAATATGAAACAGGTTACCAATGTGCCGATTGTCAAGCTGAAGAGTGTAGTGTTTGCAAGAAAAGTGTTATTGAATATTCATTTACAGAAAATTGTGATGCTATTTGTTATGAATGTAATCCTAAAGTAGTAAAGGAGGAGATTAAAGAATGAGCAGAAATAAATATGATGCAATTAAAGCAATTTGGAAAAGATTAGTTAAGGAGTTAGCAGATGAGTAAAGATTATCGTATTGATATTCAAGAAGAGAATAAAGTTATTCACGATTGGATTATTAAACAAGAACATCAAGATGCAGTCGTTGTAGCAGTAGAGCATTATTTAGATACTGTTAAACCAAAAAACGGAGATAATTGTGTCGTTCAATTATGGCATAATTTAAAAGACCAAGAAGATAATATAGAAAAACGGGAGAGAAAAAAATGAATACAATTCAAGATATTGCAAAAGTAAAGTTAGCAAAATCACTCGGATATAGAGTTTCTAAACACAACAAAAAAATCAATGTACTGCACATTTATGAATGTGTTGATTGTGGTAAAATATATCACGTTGATGAACCACCCGAACATTTTAATGTTTGTGATGAATGTTATCAAGATAGGAAACAAGACAGTAGGTTTTATATCTAAACTTTGTTTGTTAATTTTTAATTTAGTAGATATAATGTATGGAGAGTTAAAATGATGAAAATACAAATGCTTTTAACAATTATTGGAGGTCTGTTGGCATGGCTTGGGTATTATTTAAGACCATTAGCTATGCCAATGGAGGCAAATTTGGTATTTTATCCAATGATTATTGTTGGAATCTTAACAATGATTTTTGGATTGCTTGGAATATTTGATGAAATTAAACGTAAAAAATCCCTCCGTAAAACCCGATAAATTGTTCGGGTTTACATTTAGAAAAAGTATCACTATAAAAGTATCAGTGATACTTTTTTTTATGATATTTTTTTATCGTTTAATATCAATAGGTTATGAAAAAAGTATCAGAGGTATCAAGTTAAAGTAAATTATTGATAGTTGACGTAAGTCATTGTTTTTATTGAAAGTATCACAGGTATCACAGGTATCATATATATATATATATATGTTAGGACATGATACCTAACATATATATAAGGAAATGTTATGACAAAAGCAGGCGAAGATTTAACAAGAGAACAAAGGTTAGCAGGAATAAGAAAACTAACACCACAACAGCAAAATTTTTTGGATTTCTATTTTCATAAAGATTTAACACAAACTGCTTCCGCAAGAGAAGCGGGATATAAAAATGCCTCCGTATCTGCTGTTCGGTTGTTGCGAAATCCAATTGTGCAAGAGCGATTGGAAGAAATGCGTTTAGAAGCCCGTAGCAAGTATGGTGTTACAATTGATAAGTCTGTTAGGGATTTATTGAAGTTGCGTAATGAGGCTTGGGATAACGGCAAATACAATGATGCTATCCGTGCCGAGGAGTTGCGTTTAAAGGCCACTGGACTACTTGTGAATAAATCACACGTTATGCACGAAGATGTGAGCGTTATGTCCAGAGATGAAATCCTTGAAAAACTTAAGGAATTTAGTAGAATGGCAAACAATCGAATGAAGAATATCACGCCTAAAAAGACCAAACCACAAAATATAGTAGAAGATAAGAAATAAACCACAATATATACGAAAAACCTGCTGGGCTCGGGGTCAGGGTTTTGAATTTGTTCGGGTTTCATATATCACGCCTGCTGCTGCTCGGGGTACTACCCGAAGAATTGTTCGGGTTTTATCCACGCATGATCCTGATGTTCGGGGTTTTTCATTTAAAGTTACAGGTCAGGTCCTCCTGGATCGGGGTCCTGTATGCGAATAATTGTTCGGGTTATAGATCCAGCAGCACGCTCGGGGACAATATATAGTATCTATCGGGAAAATCGTCAGGGTTTGATATCGGGTTCGGGGAGTTACCTTCTTCGGATCGGGGTGATCCCAACAAACGCTGCTGCAGTCGAACAATTGTTCCCTGACAGACGCAGCAGGATAAGCTGCAACCAGGCAGCACCTTTTCCTGAACTAGCCTGGATCAGTCAACCCGAACAATTGTTCGTCCAGGTAAGTTTGTCCAGGAGAAAAAAAATACTTGACATTGTTGCAGTATACTGCTATCTTATAATTAAGATGATTCGCAACAAAAAAAGGAGAACAAAATGACAAAGTTTAAATTAAAAAAAGAAACATGTAGATTTGGTTTTGGAATTAAATGGCACTACAGAGATTTTATTATTGAAGATACTAGGCATGAAGATTCGCCGTATCCACTTTGGAAAGTATTAACACCAAATGGAAGAGAAATTTACAAAATGGGTAATGGAACTCGCAAAGAGATGATGCAATGGGTAGATGACTACTACACAGAAATGAATGATTATGTAATTAATGATTGCAAATAAAAAAGGAGAACAAAATGAAACATTTAAATATCATTGCTAACAAGTTTGGATATCAAATCGTAAAATATAATTCAGACTATATTCTAAAAGAAGTAGGTCAAGGTTACGGAGGAACGAGAATGCAAACACTTGATACTGTTGCCAAAACACTTGCCTATAGGATTAAAAATAATATTTATCCGAAGTAAATCGGGGATTTATCGGGGTGGCTTTATCGGGGAGTCACCTCTCTGCTTCTGAACACACGGGCTATTCTGTCCGTTTTTTTATACTTATTTCCTATAATTTGTCTTGCAGCAGGCTTGAGGCAGCAGAGTTTGCGGCAGCAAAACCCGAACAATTGTTCTCCCAGGTTCATTTGGGTTGCTGCCGAAAGCACAGGTTCCTGTAGGAAAGGAAATTAAAAAAACATTTGACAATATAGAAACATATTGCTAATGTATATTTAATGATTCGCAAATTAAAAAGGAGAACAAAATGAAATCATTACACTCAATTGTTAAAAAAATTACTGACGAAGCGGTTGGTGAATATAAAAAGCAGATGGAAAAACAAAAAGATTGTTCCGTTTGTGGTAACAAGATAGATGTTCATATAAATGGTTGGACAGATGGACATAATGCAGAACCAATTAATAAAGGTCGTTGTTGTTCAAATTGTAATTCAACAGTTGTTTTGCCAGCTAGGATTATCGAGATGCAACAAATTATGCAAAGAGGTAATAAAAATGATTAAAGATATTAAAGTAGAAGATAGAGTAAAAGTTTTTGGTCAAGAAATTTATGGTATTGTGGTTCATGTTCACCCAACAGAAGTTGTGATTGAAGATGAAGATGTTGATTTATTCAATGACCCTGAAGATAAATTGTTTACTTTTAAAAAATCAGAGGTATACAAAATCAGTTAGAGAAGATTAAATACCAGAGAAAAAATCCAGAAAATTTATCTGGGTTTTTTTTTGCAGCAAATAAAACCCGAACAATTGTTCATAATTGTTATCTGGATCACGGGAACCATTTGGTTGGATCGCATTTTGATCATGGAAAAAAAATTCAGTAACACAAAGAAAAAAAAAGATTGACAACATAGAAACATACTGCTAATCTATAATTAGATGATTCGCAAACTTTTAACGGAGAAAAAAAATGGAAGAATTTAAATTTAAAATTGAGATTGAGGGTGTAGATGGTACTTTGTTTTATTATGTGCCTAATGATGGACAGACCGAGCAAGAGGCAATCGAGCAAGTAGATTACTTCTTAACCAGTATGCCATTTGTTATTAAAAGAGTTTAACGGAGGAAAAAATGGAAAGAAAAAAGAAAATAAAAGTTTACAAATATGTGTTATGGAGTGCTGGTGATTTTGACAAGTATTTTGTAAAATATAGTGATGCAAAAAAAGAGATGAATAAAATGTTTGCTTCATATCCTAGTTTAACAAAGCAGGACACCAAGATTGTACCGATTAAAGATTTTATGAATTGTAATTTTTAATTAGCAAAACATTTATTAGAGAACCCACATTTCGGTGTGGGTTTTTTTTTGCCTGGATTTAAACCCGAACAATTGTTCGTAATTTTTGGTTGATCCAGGAACAGGTTGTTTATAGTTCTAGAGAAAGAACCCAGAATGACACCAACAGAAAATAAAAAATAAATGATTGACAGTTTAGCAACATACTGCTATATTATAATTAAATGATTCGCAAATAACATACGGAGGTTAAAAATGGAATCAACTAAACAATTAAAATGCAAAGACTTGGTACAGTCATCTTGGGAATCTCAAGAAGAGGACTATAAAAACTTTAAAGACGAGGGCGATTATGAATCTTTATTTGATTATGCAAATCAAACTGCTTTAAGTTTTGACGAAGTTCACAAAAACTCAAAAGAAAATATTGATAGAAGTTATTACAGGTTGCAACTTTCTTATGGTGGTCCAAGTACGGAGTTTAGAGCTTATTTAAATGCAGATCACGACATTGACTTTATTGAATATTGGTATCTTGACTGGTTCGATGGTGCTTGTAT